AAAGTGTGGCCCAGTTCCACCAGAAACAGTTTCAATAATTGTACCTGTTACAACTGTTGGAGATGTATATCCTGTTATTTTAATTTGAGATCCATCAACTAATAAATAATGTCCTACATAAGCAGATGTAAAAAATCCTGTACTTGCAGTTATTGTTCTTCCTGTTCCTGTTGCATTAGTAGATAGTGTTAATGTTACTGAGCCATCTTCGTATTTATAAAATGGTGTATCTGTTTTATATGCTCCAGAAACAACAACATCTTCATTAATTTGAAACTCATATAAACTAACTGTAAAAGTTGAAGCTGAAGATCTAAATATTTTTACCATAGGATTATCTCTATGAGTTACAAATATTGTATCTCCAAATTGTGCAAAATTTAATTCAAACAATTGAGCTGTAGTCCAATTACAGTTTGTAGTATAATTAGATACTATTGCTGTACCACTAATATTATAAACATCCATTCTATTATTAGATAAAACTATAATAGCTATTTCATCATCAGAAAATACAAATGGAATTAATCTACATTCAGCAGGAAGTGTTGCAAGATAGTTAGTTCCTGGTCTTCTCATTACACCACCTTCAGCAAGTAATGAAAAGTTTCTGCATTGTTTAGCTCCATTAGAATAAGCGGGAGTATCAATACGATTAGCTAGTAATGGATTAAGCTCTCCAGATGAAAAGTTGGTTAATACAGTTTTTAATGATCTTGCCATTATACATCAGTTCTCGTAGAGTTTCTTAAGTTAATAAATCTAGAAGTATCAATTTTTCTAGTTGTTACTTCAGAAGTGTCTATGTTTTTAGATATTAAAAATTGTCTATCAGATAAAGCTTTAAACTCTCTAATCATACCTGCATCTCTTGCAACTGAACCTGCAAAGATAGATGCTAGTTCATATTCTAATGCTAATCTAAAATGAGCAGGAAAATAATCTTCTTCAACTCTATAAATATAATCTAAGATCAAAGCTTGATTTGCACCATAGTTATTAACATAAATCATATCTTTATATCTTGTGTAAGGTATTACATAATCATTTACTGTAATTGTATTAATTTGTAATACGCCTGGATCAGATGGTAATTGATATGCGTAGTCGTATCTACCTGTTGGTGCTGTAGCTAATAAAGATAATTGTTTTTGATTGGTAGCAAACTTCCATCTATGTCTTGTCAATGAAGCTTGAATTATGTCTTCATAAACATTTGAGGCAACTAAAGCTTCTGTGCTACCATCTGAGAAAGAAGATATTGGCTGCGCTCCTATCATTACTAAAGCTCTTGCACATATATCTACTTTTGATGTTGCCATTTAATTCCTTTTAAAAATATTAAATTGAGGGCGAAGTTAATCGCCCCCAATAAATCATTAACGATATTATGAACCGTTTACGACTGTAACTGTAGCAGCACCAGTAGCAGAAGATACTACAAGAATATCTACTGTTGGTGTTCCTGCATTAGTTCCAACGCAAAGGATAATATCACCTTTTTTTAAGTTTTCAGTTGCTGAGTTGAAGTAACCAGATGCAGCTATTGTAGCAATAGCGTCACCATCACTGTAGAAGAATACAGAGTTACCACCAGCTTCAGCAATCTTTTTGATTGGATTCGCAGTTTCGTAAGCCATTTATCCTCCTATTATTCAGCACATTTTTGAACTCTGATACCATCAGAATCAATCACTGTTCCACCTATTGAAAGCATAGATGTAATTAAGTGTGAAACTTTTTCTGGTATGTAGTTCACTTCAGTTTTAACATCAGAACCAATTCCTAAACCAATTGATGATTTGTGGAAAGCTACAGTATGTCTATCAGTAGAACCAGAAGTTTCTAGTCCACTGTGTACAAACCATAAGAATCCTAACCATCTCTTAGCAGTCATTCCTCCAGAATATGGAAGCTCACCTTCGCCTACATATTCAACTCTAGAGAATTGATCAAGGTTGATTAGATCTGACCATTGTTTTGGTCCAACAACCCAATATCTTTGTTGGTCATCTGGAACGTCATTAGTATTGAAAAGTTCCATCATAGCTTGAGCTTTTCCTAAGTTCATACCAGTACCAGTACCTGATGAGTTGTTTGCAAGTTGAGTTGCACCATCCATGATACCTGTCAATACGCTATCAGTTTTTCTACCTAAAGCGTAAGCAGCTGATTGTGCTACTACTTGTCTTTCGTCTATGTTTACCTTTAACTCGTCTAGCTTGTCAACGTAATCTGCTGCATAGTAATCAGTTAAAGTCGCATCCACATTGCTGTGAGAAAGATCCATTGCAACTACTTCAGCATGTCTTGCTTTAGTGTTTGCAGAACCTTTTGCAACTTTCTGAAACTTAACAGTATTACCATTAACGCCATTCACTGTTCTTACCATGTTCTTTAATTTAGAACCCATTCTTTGGTAAGCCATATGAACTTCAGCTTCAAACTGAGTTATAAAGGCATTTGTTATTGATGTTGCCATTATTAGCTCCTATTTGTTAAGTTACGTTTATTTACCGATTGTCTTACAAATGCAGAGGATTGTTATCCAGTTAAGGGCAATCATTGAACATTTTTAAGGTCTTGTTGTGAAAATAGATTTGTTTATATATATAAACAACGCACAATTACATCCATACTTTAGGAATAGTAATAACTTCTCCAAACTCTATATGACCATCATCATCATATGAATAGTTTGCAAATAATGTAATAGATTTATCGTCTTCTTTGTAAATCCACATTTGGCTACATACAGCTTTAGCTGGTGATTGTTTATCCATTTGATCTTTAGATAACCAACCAGTATCGCTAACTGCATCTAGCCAATGCAGATCTTTTTTAAGTTTCTTATATGGAAACTTATCCTTGTTTATTTTGATACGCTTTTTCAAAAAGTTCCTCTACTCTTTTAACGTAAGCTGGATCCCTTCTATTAGAATCATAATATCTAGGATCATTAATCATAGATTTTAGATCTTGTAGATTAGGAGCAACAGATACTTGTGTAGGTGTTGATGGCATAGGACTATCTTTAGTCATCTTCATAATTTCTTCTATGACTTTTACACCTTCTGCTGTTGAGGCTACACTTGAAAAAGTTTGATAAGATTCTGGTGAAAGATTTTTCTTTGACCAAAGCTCAGCTGCTTCTACTCTTTCTTTAGCATTATCACCTAGCTTTTGCATTTCTGCGTTCATATCTGGCAAAGTTGCAATAGCATTATTAACAAACATTTCTACACCTTGATCAAATTGTTCTTGAGAAAGTCCATTTTTTTTTGCTGTATCTTTCCACCATTGTACAATTTCCATATCATCAGAAACAGAAACATCTACATTTTCTGGTAACTCTGGTAGATTAACTTTATATTCTTCTGGAGCAGATTTAAGTTTTTCCATTTCTAAATCTTCTCTTATTTGTTTTGAAAGATCTTCAGTTCTAGAACCTAATTTCTTTTCTAAAGAATTATAACTACTTGCTAAGTTTTCTAGATTAACTTCGTTTCTTTCAGCATCCCAAAACTTATCTTGTATAAATTCTGGCTTACTTGTATTAGCACTCGTTTCACCAGATTCTGTTTGAGTATCTGTGGCGATTGGTGCCTGTGCATTATCATCTGCCATCTTGTTCTCCTTTTTTTATTCTTGTTTGTATTATACCTGCTAAGAATCTCATTCCTTCTAAATGAAATAATTGATTGCTGTCAATGTTTGGCCCAGCAACAGCTTCAGTTGTTATTGATTTAATATAATCAAGGACTAGCTTTCCATCATCACCCTTGAATAAACCTGCAAAAGATTTATTGAGATTACGTTCTTCTTCTTCAGATCTTACGTAACCGTCTATAGATTTTGCAGGGATTGGCTTTTTAGTTTTAAGTCCATCCCAGCTCATTATTGTGGTATTTCTCCTTCTCCTGGCGCAGTTTGTAATTGACTAATCCGTTGTACTATTTGCTGTTGTTCTTCTTCATCACGAATAAGTTTTTCAGGCAAATTCATTTTACTAGCTAGATACTTAGCAGTTTCATTTTGATTAACAATAACATTAATCATTTGTGGGCCGAAAGTACCTGCAATAATTTCATTAAATCTATTTACATCAGATATGTCTTGCATATGCTGTGCTTTAGCTAATGGAGATCTTGCAGCTATTTTAACTTCTCTACCATTAACTTTTGGTAATTCTATTCTACCTTGTTTAGATAATATTCTAATTATTCTTTTTAATAATGGATGAATAAATTCAGATTGAAGTCTTCCAAATGAAGATCCTATTTGTCTAGATAGATCTGCCATTCTTTCAGAAACTTCTGTTGCTGTCATTGGAGTTCCTTCTGGTCTTCCAAGAGTTTCCATGTATAAAGCTTTTTTAATATTCTGCCTCATATCATTTAATACTAATTGAGCTACATCAAAATTAGATGCTGATTGAATTGAATTTAAACCTCTAGATCCTGGAGCTACTGGTATTAATGATCCAGGTACTAAAGCAATATTGTCTGGATTAATTACACCATCATCTTCATAAGTATAAACTCCAGATACTGCCATCTGTGCATTTTGTAATATTAATTCAATTGTAAGATTACAAGTTTTAATAGCACCCATTGCATTAAAGATTGGGCCTCTACCATAAACTTCACCAGATGCTTTGTTCCATCTAAATACTAAATATGGATTAGATCCTTCTCCTGTATATATTTCTTCAAATAAAACAGCTTTAGGATTTTCTAATACTACACAATATTTATATTTTTCAATATTGTCTTCATAGATTCTATAAACAGCTTCAATGATTGTATGTTCTTTTTTTTGTTTTAATGGATCAAAATATTCTGGCATTACAGCTTTAGGATATAAAACTTTAATGTGTTCTGGTTTAACTTTTCTAGTTCTGTAAACTGTATCTATCTTACCATCTGGCCCATTTAATAAACATAGTTTAGGTAATGGTACAGCAGTAAATTTAATTGGATTTACAGCATCACCTTCTTCAACAAGCATACATCCAGTACCAACTGCAAGATCCATAAATGCTTCATGTACTTCTTGATTGAAGTTAGAGTTTTGTAATACTTCAAAAACGTATTCTGTAATTTTATCTAACTGTAAATTAACTTGTGATTTTTGTTCTTCTGGTATTTCAACACCAGCTTGAAAATCTGCCCATCTTGCAAATGTAGGAACGATACCAGATTGTAATCTAGATGCAAATTCTTGTACACCTACTACAGCAGTTTCATCAAAAATTTTATCAGTTCTTTTTTGTCCTGGAGATTCATCATAAAAAGATTCTCTATTAGGTAAGCAATACTCATATGCTTCTTCAAACTTTTCTCTCCAATGATCTTTAACAGATACAGCTTCTTTATACTTTTGTAAGATAGCAGCTGCTTTATCTGTAGTATCTACTGTTGGAGTATCGTCTATTGTGTATTCCATTATTTTTTATTCCATTTGTTTTTTGTTTCTATAATAAAAACTTTTAATTTAAAAACTATTTTATCTATAAATTTCTTCATCTAAATCTCTTTGTTTTGGCTGCAATTTTTTTTGGTTGTTTAACAAACTGTTTACCTTTTTTATATCCACTTGCTTTAGCTTTGTTAGTTGCTGATTTTTCTTTAGCCGTAAGAGCTTTCCAAGCTTTATCAGGTAAGTATCTTCGTTTGCCTTCAGATTTTTTTCCACTACTTGTTCTCCATTTTTGTTTGCTCCACTTCGAGAGTTTATTGGAGCTTGACTTAGTTCCGCTATACCCTCCACCTGCTTTCTTATATATCTTGACAGCCAATTGCATAGCTCTTGCACTGTGCTTTCCTCCCATTTTTGCTTTAGCTTGAGCTTTCGCTCTAGCCCACAAAGCAGGTTTAGTTTTCTTTGCAGTAGCCATTAAGCTTTTTGCTTATTTCTATTTGCAAAGTTTCTAGCAGATTCTACACTTCTAAAACCCCAAGCTCTAAGAGCTAAAGCTTTTCTTGTAGGTCTGCCTTTACTATCTTTCATCGGCCCTTTCATTCCTGCAAATCTTGCAGCAAAAGAAACTTTTCTTTTAAATTTCTTTGTACCTTTAGGTGGTGTTTTTTTAACTGGAGGCTTTAAGTTAGCACCTTCTTTTCTTTTAAAGTATGCTCTGCCTTTTGCAGTTAATCCACCTTTAGGATTCTTATGTTCTTTTCTCATTAACCAAAGAAACCTCTACCACCTGCTTTACCAAATAAAGATCTAGAACCAATAATTCCTCTAGCAACTTTATCTTTGTATGTTGCTTGTTCTTTTTCTAGAGCAGCTTTTCTAGCTTCTTCAGCTAGTCTAGCTTCTTCAATAGCTGGATCTACTTTTGGTGGTGGTGGTGCTTTTGGTTTTGAAAATACTCCGCCCATTATTCTTGCTCCTCAATATTTAATTTATCAAAGTCTTGACTTGTTAAAGAACCCATATGGCTTTCCATTTCTTCTAATAAATCATTATCAGATTCAAGCTCATTCATTTCGTCAATAACTTCCTGTAATGGCTTTTTAGGTTTTGTCATTTGGATCCTTAGTTTTGTCCCAAAATGACTTATATCCAGCTTTTATCAACGCACAATAAAGCTGATAGGGAGTAAAGATATACCATTTATAAAATCCAATTAATCTCATTATAAAAGCAACGCAGGTTAAATCTTTTATTCTTAAGAGATGCCAATCATTTTTAACTGGACATCTTAGCAGCTTATAGTCTTTCAAATAGAAAAACATATCTTCTAATTCTTTTTTAGATAAATGAGATAATCTTATTCCTGCATGGGTAAATTCTAAATGTACCCAGCAATCTATATTTGAAAAATAAGATATAGCTCCACAATGTTTAAAACCTTTTTTAAGAAATCTTAACCAATCTGAGTAAGGATGATTGGGAGATTCATAAAAATATACTAACCATTCTTTCTGAACAGATCCCATACTTTTCTTTTTGTTGGTCTTGTCTTAGCAAAGACATCCCATTCCTTTTTAGCTATTGTTGGTCTGTGTTGTGTTTTACCAGATAGAATTGTTCTACCTTCTCCAGCTCCCATCATCAAATATTGTAAAGCATCATGAACGTGTGAATATCTATTCTTTAATGGCTTCTCATCATATCGATCACCAGATACTTGAAGTCTTCGATAATGATAACCACCATTAAATCCTTTTTTAAGATTTACACATTTAGGATCTAAAACAAATCCTGGCTGTCCATCTAGTAATCTTGTTAATGCTGAATCAACAGCTTCTATTCTTAGAGCAACATCATTAGATGGTGCAGGTGTAGCTTTTAATCCGTTCTGCCTCATAATTTGAAATGGAGTTCTTTCATCTGTTTGAGATCTAAAATCTCCAGCAGGATCACCATAGATATGTACTTCGCATCCTCTATAAGATTTTGCAATCTCACCTCTTAGTAATTCTGAGAATCGAATTACACCCATATCAAAACAAACTAATTCATTAACTATATTCCATTTACCAGAAGATAGTTTCTGACCAAATACAGCAGCAGGAGTTAATCCAAAGTCCACACCAATGTATATTGGTTGATGAGGATTAATCTCTAATGTTTCATTTGTTGTATGTAGTTCTTGTTTAAAGTTTGGATAAACAGGTTTACCTTCTTCAATAGATCCTAATTTGTTTAATACATAAACATCTATCCATCCTTTTGTTTTACCTCTAATAATATTTGAGTAATATTTTTCTGTTAGATTTTTTATGTTCTCAGCATCTTTATTAAATTCATAACCTGTTGTTAATCCATCTTTTCCTTTTTCTTCTACCATTCCAGGTGGCTGAGTATAGAAGCTCCAGTTATCCGGTTTGATTAACATAAGAGCTTCATCTCTTGAGATGTGATCTGGTACAGGAACATCACCTGCCATAATCGGCCACCAATGATCTTCTTCTGGTGCATTGGTATCTGCTATTACTCCATACCAAGTAGCACCACCATCTCTCATGCTAGGAAATCTTCCTACCCTCATTGTACAAGCATCTATAATTGATTTAGGTATTTCTCTAGCTTCGTTTACCCAAACGCCTGTTAATTCTAATGATAGTAATTTCTTAACATCTTCTGGTCTATCAAGAGCTAAGAATATAACTTCTACATCTAAATCACCTTTTAATATTCTATGAGTATAAGGTACACTCCAGGCGAAGTTTCCCCAAGTATCTTCTGGAAACCAATCTAACCAAGTTTTAATTGTTGTTGTTCTTAACTGTGGGTTTGTATTTCTAATGATTGCCCATCTAGATTTACGAATACCTTTTTCGTTTTTCTTTTGCATTAGGCTTCGTCTAAATATTTCTACACAACAAGCTACTGATTTACCAGATCCTACTGGCCCACGTAATCCTCTAAAGAAGTCACTCGACTTCATAAATTCTTTTATGGTTATTCCGTTTGGCTTGTAATCAAAATTAATCGACATTTGTACCTACATTTTGTTTTAACAGATTGTAGATAGTTTCTTCACCAAAAGCTTCTACAAGTTTATCAGCTTCTCTATCTGTTATCATGTGTGTAGGATAATATTTAAGATGGGTATTCTTAACTATTGTTCTTAAACGTCTTCTATCTTTTAGACTTAGAGAATTGAGGAACGACATTCTTCATCCTTTACTCGTTGTTTAATTATTTCAAGGATCTCAGTTTCCGTTCCATATTTTTCTTCAAAAGACTTCTTTGACATATGAATTGAAAACTGTCCTTGATGATGGTCATAACACAAAGGGATTACATGAAAGTGAGATGTTCTTCTTCCCATTCCAGTTCCCTTTGGTCTTATGTGATGTAAGGCAGCAGGTCTTTCGCAGACATAACATCCTAGACTTGCTACCTTGTCCATCCATTGTTTTTCTTCTTTGGTTGCCACTACTTCTTCTTCTTGGCAGCCATTATCTTTTTCTTTAAAGCAGTAGGTAATTTATTCTGTTTACCTGTTAACTTGCTTTTGCTAGGTCTTCCTCGCTTTGATCCGTAAGTTCCTTTTCCGTAAGGCATTTTGCTTCCTCCATTGTTATTTCTTCATAGGTACTTCTACATCCATCTGGTGTAGCAGCACTTGCCATTTGTATAGCCTGTATATCATTATCGGCAGAATATACAATCTCTCTTTTAAGAGTATCATCTTTCCATATGTTTACTTTGTAATTCATATTATACCTCGTTATTGTTGTGAAAGGATCGTACCTTATAGATCTAAAAAAATTTTTAAAACGCACTAAGGAAGTGATTAGACTTTTCCTTGCTTATTATATTTTTTCCAGGATCTTTTCTTAGACTTATTCATGCTAGACATCTTGGGGGATCTACCAATTGACGTCTTCTTTGGTAATCTTTCGTGTGCTATAAAATCTTTGAACTTTTTTGCCATCGTACTATTTTTACCCCTGTTGTTTGTATGACTTCCCTCGTCAGCTAAAGCTGATGATTTTTGCCCCCACCCTCCGAATCTAGTCGATTCTACTGTGTGGGTGCATACCAACGCCTCACGTTAGGTCTATATTAATTTTAATATCCCCCTGTATATTGTGTGAAACTTTATCTGGTGAGCGTAATCCTACTCTGTCTAGTATATCTCTACTAGCTTCTAGCTGTACATACTCGCTTCTAGCTCCAGTGGACAGCTCGATAAGTCTTTTACTCGCACTCACTGCGCCAAGTCCAAGAGTTTGTGCAATACGTTGTTGCATATACTGTTGTACCTTTGGCAATCGTAGTGTGCGAGATGCACTTACTCTCGCTGCCTCTTTGCTTCCTTTGCTTGAATATCCTGCCTTTTCGGCAGCTTCCTTGATACTACATCCTGTAGCTACGATGGTATCAACTAAAGCTTTCTGCTTGTTCGTTAGATCATCTTTCATACACTATTATCATTCTACCCTTAACTGAACGTAGTCTTGGATTTTCTTGTTGTCAAGAATTATTATTACAGTTTAGTGTCTTCCTAAACTCACAAATACTATATCTAGTATGGGCGACAAACAGGCTCTATGGCTTTGCCACTCATACCTTCGGTATTCGCCCTTCGGGTAACGATCCTTGTCGCTTAAGCTTCGTTCCACTCGCTTTGAAGGAATTGCCACAGGCAATGCTATTGA